ATCTTGTATAGGTAGCGTTTGCTCTAAAGCAAGTTTAACATCAGGGTTGCCGGCAAAGCAATCGATGTACGGAGTATAGATTTGTATATCCGATTTTTGTTTTAGTTTAGGTAGTAAAGCAGTGAACGCAGTACATTTACCAACACCACCTTCTACAACGTATGTATTAAGCATTATATTCCTTTCGATTAAATTAGTTACTTTCTAACGCTTCTATTCTAGATTTCAAGTCTTTATTTTCTTCTGATAATTCTTTGATTGCATTGACTAATACTGGAACTAATCTTTCATATTTTAGACCATAAGCTGTTTCATCAGCATTAATACTAACAAATAACATATCATTTTTATTATTTCCATAACCTATCTCATTTTCTAAAGACAAGACATCTTGTGCCATAAAACCAATATTAACTCTATCTTTTTTATGAGTTCCATCTGGTGTAACATCTAATATGCTTTGATTGTCATCTGTTACATACCAACTTCGTTTATCCCATTTATAAGTTTTAGGATTTAATTTTGATACAAAATCTAAACCATGAGTAAAATCAGTTATATCAGCTTTATCTCTTTGGTCAGAAGAAGAAATAGTAGTATCTGCACAAAATAAATCTGTAACATTATTATCTCCAAGACAAACTTGTCCACTCTGTGTTGTAACTGTTCCTGATGGAGATGATGAACGACCAGCATTATTTCCTAATAAAAGATTACACCCACCTGTTGTAACTTGTCTTCCAGCATTAATACCAAATGCTTGGTTTTGAGAACCTGTAGTAAGATCAAGTAAAGCATCATCTCCAACAGCAGTATTAGCTTCACCTGTTGTTTGTGCTTGTAGTGCTGCATATCCAACTGCTGTGCTTTGTCCAGTTGTTGTACTATTTGTTAAAGCATTATAACCAATTGCTACGTTTTTGGTACCTGTGGTATTGTCTTTTAAAGTGGATCTACCAAATGCAGTATTACTACCGCCTGTAGTAACACACATAGATTCCCAACCTACTGCTGTATTACCATTAGATGTAGTGTTGGATTGTAAAGCACAAACACCAACTGCAGTATTATATTCTCCTGTCGTATTAGCACAAAGTGAATTATAACCTACAGCTGTGTTATTATCTGCATTATTACTAGCCATTGAACTTCTTCCAACTGCTGTATTACCAGCACCTGTTGTATTACTACCTAAAGCGAATCTACCCAATCCTGTATTATTAAAACCTGTTGTATTACCTGTTAAAGAAGTTCTACCTATTGCAGTATTGTCGTAACCTGTCGTATTAGCATTTAAAGAACATTCTCCTACTGCTGTATTACAGCCACCTGTAGTATTAGCGTCTAAAGCATACGAACCTAATGCTGTATTATTTGAACCAGTTGTATTTGTATCTAAAGCATTTCTTCCTACTGCTGTATTCTCATGTGCTGTAGTGTTAGCCGCTAAAGCATTTATACCCACTGCCGTATTTTTTTGACCAGTTGTATTTGCAATTAATGTTTGATGTCCTATGGCAACATTTCCCCATCCTGTAGTGGTAGCTTTAGCCGCTTCTCTACCAATAGCTGTATTATAAGAAGCTGTAGTATTTGAACATAAAGCAGATTCACCTATAGCTGTATTTAAACCACCTGTCGTATTAGCACAAAGTGAACTATAACCTACTGCGGTGTTGTTGGAAGCGGTTGTGTTTTCTCTTAAAGCTGATTGACCTATTGCTGTATTACAATCACCTGTAGTATTAGCACATAAAGATGTTGCACCTACTACTGTGTTTAGATTACCCTCTGTATTAGCAGAAAGTGACCTATAACCTACTGATGTATTATTTGCACCTGTTGTATTAGAACAAAGTGATATATTACCTAATGCTGTGTTATTACCACCTGTTGTGTTAACAGTTAAAGCATCTGTTCCTATAGCAGTATTATTTCCACCTGTTAAACTACCATCATCTAAAGCATTATTTCCTAAAGCAACGTTATTTGTTCCTACAGGATAATTACCATCTAGTTTAATTGTACCTGAATCAACCGACAGGTTTCCTGCAATCGTTAAAGAACTGAAACTTACATTCGATGCAAAAGAAACAGTGTTTCCTGCAACCCCAATAGTAATCGTGCCACCAGATTCATTGATGATGTTATTACCTGCTTGGTCTTGAATGTTGTCTACTTTAATAATACTACTCATTTTCTAATACCTCTATTCTTGCTTCAAGTTCTTTTATTGTTGCTACTAATAATGGGACTAATTTACTTTGGTCAATGCCTTGATATTCTGGATTACCATTTTCATCTACTGCATCTTTAGTTCCAGTAATTGCCTCTGGTACTACACTTGATACTTCATGTGCTAAAAAACCATCTACTGTTGTATCTGCGTCAGCAATAAAATTAAATCTTTTTGGTTGTAATTGTTTTAGTCTATCAGTAGCATTAGTCATATCTATAACGTTTTCTTTTAATCTATAGTCAGAAGATGTGTTATATGCAGTAGAACTTGAAGTAGTTGTAATAGTTCCAATAATACCTCCAGCAGTCGTATGTTCAAAAGCTATTGCTCTAAAAGAAGCACCAACTTCACCTATAAAATTACCATGACCACTTTTAGTTCCACCTTGAAATCCTTGCCTTCCACTTGAATTTATTACAAATCTAGGGTTACCATCACCATCAGATAAAACAATGTTGTTACTATCTGTTCTAATATCTAATGAATTTGAATTACCAGTATATTGACCAAGTATAGTATTTTTAGTACCAGTTGAAATTAAACAACCAGCATTACGACCAATAGCAGTATTACTATCACCATTTGTACTATGTAAAGCTGACCTTCCAACTGCTGTGTTGCCACTAGCTGTAGTATTAGAACCTAAAGTAAATCTACCTAAACCAGTATTACAAATACCTGTAGTGTTTTCTCTCATAGAAGTTCTACCAATCGCAGTATTATCACAGCCTGTGGTATTAGCTTGCATTGAACAAAAACCTACAGCAGTATTACAGCCGTTTGTAGTATTTGATATTAATGCACAAGCACCAACAGCAGTGTTTTCAATTCCTGTCGTATTAGCAAACATAGCACAATGACCAATTGAAGTATTGTCAGTACCTGTTGAGTTAGTGTATGCAGCATTTCTTCCAACTGCAACGTTGTTACTAGCTGTAGAGTTTTGATTTAAAGCACCATATCCAAGTCCAACGTTAGACCCTCCTGTTGTATTTGAAAACAAAGCACAAAATCCTAGTGCTGTATTACTTGAACCTGTGTTATTTTTTAAAGCCACACAACCAACTGCTGTATTATTATTACCTGTTGTATTTCCACATAGTGCTTGATACCCAACGGCAGTATTAGCTGAACCTGTAGTTAAATATGCGGCTCTATATCCAACTGCTGTAATATTGTTAGATGCTTTCATAGCCGCTTCAGAACCAACTGCTGTTACATAATTTGATGTTGCATCTCTAGCTGCATGATAACCTATAGCAGTATTATCTTGTGTAATTGTAATATCACAAAGAGCGCCATTTCCAACAGCAGTGTTTCTTGTTCCTGTTGTGTGTGATAATAGTGCTAATTGTCCTAAAGCAGTATTACATGAACCTGTAGTATTAGAATTTAAACTAGCATGTCCAACAGCAGTATTACAAGCACCTGTTGTATTATTAAATAATGCAGTACGACCAACTGCTGTGCTATTACTAGCTGTAGTGTTAGATTTTAATGCACAAGAACCAAGTGCTGTGTTTAATGTTCCTGTCGTATTAGCACATAGTGCTTGATAACCCAGAGCGACATTAGAACCACCTGTCGTATTAAAACCTAAAGCCTGATAACCTGATGCTACATTTGAAGCACCTGTTGTATTTGTTTTAAGAGAACTATGACCTATTGCTGTATTTAAATAACCTGTTGTATTAGATAATAAAGAACAGAAACCAACAGCTGTATTACTTGATGCTGTTGTGTTAGAATATAAAGAGCAGGCACCAACTGCTGTGTTAGTAGCACCTGTCGTATTAGCAGTTAAAGCTTTATCTCCAACAGCTGTATTATTATCTGCTGTTGTGTTAGCAAATAACGCTTCTTTACCTATAGATGTGTTACAAGAACCTGTTGAGTTAGTAGCCATAGATGCTCTACCCATAACTGTATTAGAAGAACCTGTTGTAAGACCTTGTAGAGCTTTCCAACCAACAGCTGTATTTTCATCACCACTTGTTAAAGAGTTAAATACTAAATATCCAATTCCTGTATTTCTATTTGCACTATCTAAAGTTCCTGTATTTCCGTCTTCACTAATAAGTAAACTTTGAGTAAAATTAGTAATGTTATATTTAATTACTACACCATTTATAGTATCACTAACACTTAGTGTAGCACCACTTGGTATTGTAATCGTGTCACCAGAATCTCCAACAGTTAATGTTGTACCTGATTGTGGAATTATTTTATCTACTTCTACTTGACTCATTATAATATTACCAATGTTCCTGTTATCGTTTGTGTACCTGTTATAGTTACGGGTCCTGCTAGTACTCCAGAATCTAAAGTTTGATCTTCAGATAAAGTTGAATTATGTGTTACGACAAAAGTTGTTGCGTCCATGACTGGCGAAATAGTTTTCTTAGCTGGCAATGTACAGAAGACAGTTTTTCCACCTGCAGTAAAGTTCACTGCTGCATCGGAATTCGATGAAGATATAATTGTGTCTCTTGATAAAGTGTCAGTTCCTGCATCGGTAACCGTTCCTACTCCTACTTCCCATTCGTTTGTTCCGTCATGAGAAATTGCATAGTAAGTTGTATTACCATCGCCAACTCCAGCTACAAAAGTTTCAAAACCAGTTTCAGCACCGGCCAGTGAAAACGTTCCTGTCCCTGTAGTTGTACTTGTCTCCTTAACTCTATCGTTAATTACTAAAGCCATTCACTACTCCAAATTTTATTACGCGTCGCCAAGTCTAATAATTGCATCAGTAGAATTAGCAGTTGGGAACTGAATAACGAAATCTCCGTTAGTTGCAGTTTTTGATCCGCCGAAATCTAAAACTAATACAGCTTCATTAGAACTATCTTTATAAATCAGAGCGCCTACTGCTGTTAAAGTTACAGAACTAAAAGTTAAGTCTGCAAAGTCAACATAGCCAACGTTACTTGCTACTGCTACACCATTGTTAGTTAAAGCGTTTCCACCTGCTGTATAGTTTGTACCAGATGAAGAAACTTCATTAGTAGTTGTATAAGCAGTTGTAGAAGTACTGAAACCAGCTAATGATGTGTAAAGTGCTAATTTGAAACTTGATCCACCAGAATCAAAATCAAACACGCCACCAAGTAGGTCTGTTTTAAAAGAGTCAGGTACTATATTTGCCATTTATTTGTCTCCTTAATTATTTTAGGGTGATGGTGATTTTAGAGGAGTTCGAATAGCACCATCTTCCCATTCGTCTCGGCGTCTACGACCTTGTTGTTCGATCGCATACGATTGTAAAGCTTTTTCATATGCTTGAGTGTAGTATTGTAACATATCTACAGGACCTTTCAAGTATCCATATGCTTCTACCAGACATCCATACAAAAGTAAATCCTGATATTTATTTGATGTATAAGTACCATTAGTACTTGGTGGAGAAGCTCCAGTTGTTTTTGTAATACTATCTGGTTGTTTTGTATATGCTAAAGTGATTAAATTTGTGCTATTTGGCGTAGGTGCTACTACCCAATAATTAGCATCCCAGTTAGCATAATACTTTGGAATTCCAGAAGCAGTGTTTGGAGTATTATAATACTCAGCCATAAAACTTGTATCTCTTTTTTCTAAAAAAACTTGATTACCAGAAGAATCTGTTAATTGAACATATCGAATAAATCTTAAATCAGATGGTATGGTTACATATCTACTTCCAGCTGCTAAGTTAGAGGTTGCATAAAATCTATTATCATCAGAATCCGCTTCTCTATAAATTCTATTTTCTGCATTTTTAATGATTGTATCTAAAATAGAATCACTTAACACAGAACTATCTACCTCTGTATAGTTTCTAATATCATCTTGTAGGTTTGCTAAAGTATAAGCCATTATGGTGTTAGAGTAACTGGTCCTGCAGTTACAAACATTCCTCCTGAATTTTCTGTTACAGTTGCATTACTTCCACAATCAAAACTATAACTATTTGTATTAATAACTGTTATACTAAATCCTGAGCCATTTTCAAATAAAGAATACACCAGGCCTCCGGGACTTCCATCTACATTTCTAAAAACTACAATATCATTAGTTGATCTTCCATGCGCTGGTTCTGTAACTGTTACAGTGCTTGATCCTGAAATAAAACTTAATGGATTACCTGGTAATAAATTTTCTGTAGCAGGTTCAGTTCTATCTGGTCTTGCATTAGATAAACCTTGTGGATCACCTGTATATCTTGTTGGTTGGATTTGTGGCTGCTTAGGTTCAAATTCTGAATTGTGTACAAAACTACCATTCCATTCTGTTACCATTTCATTGTAAGGAAATGCCATACCTGATCTATCAGATATTGCCTGTGCATATTTTCCTTTAGATAATTTTGCCATTATATACTCGGATAATAAGTTTTAGGTGTTATGAAAGAACTTGAAGAAGAACCATCTTCTTGTAAAGCTCTATTTAATTCATCTTCATATAACATCTTCAACATTTGAATT